TGATAATCGGTTCGACTACCGCACGAAAGTCCGTACTACGCATTGGGGTTGCCATAGCTTATTACCTTTCTTTCGTTGTTAATTAAACCGAGATCGACGGAGCGACCAATTGGCTGTTAGCGATCTGAACTTGAACGATGGTGTATGTATCACCCCATGCGTTTAGTTCGCCCGTTGGGTAAGCTACTTCACGACCCAAACCAACAACCTTAACTTGGCCTTGTGTGCCAAGAGTAACTGCAGTTGGATTCAAAGCACAAGTAGAGAAGCCAGCACCACCGGAAACACCGATAGTTTGACCATACTTAGGGCTGTAGCCAACAGAGCTAGAGAAGTTGTAGTCACGGCCAATAGTGGCTTGTGTCATTGAGCCAGTGGCTTGGATTTCATAAACCAATTGTGGATCAGTAAAGAGCCAGAAAATGATTTGAGTAGAAGCATCAAGTGCCTCTTTTGAAATCCACTTAGCAACAGAGCGACGGCCTTGTGAATCGGTGAATTCAACACCGTCAAAAGATCCGATCAAACGATCGCTAGTAGATGAAGCATAGGTCAAAGCGCCGGTGCCATCTGGGACCACTGCTACAGGTTGATACTGGTAAAATGCTTCACCAGCGCTCAAGCTATAAGCAGGAGAAAAGTTGGCTGTTCCAGTGATCTAGCTATTCGTACCTGCGAAAGGTGTCGAACGGTCTAAACCGCTTGTGTGGAACGAAGGCTTCAGACCAAAGGGTTTTAATGTTGTGGACATTAGTTTTATTTCCTTTGTTATTTTGAAGAATGTTATTGGAAGCGAATGTTTTTGTTATTCGCTCTTGTAGTGTCCTTTTCCATTTCCAAAAGACCACCTTCAAGAACCGAACGACCACCTTTATTACCCTGCGCCGTGTCGCGAACTGACGCTGTAATATTACGTTGGTGTTCAAGCGGATCCTCCAAATGGAGCATACGCATTACTTCTTGATAGATGTCCTCAGGTAACTTGAAGAGCACCATTTCGTTACAACTAACACAGCCTTCAAACTTGCCCGAGCTCATCTTGCCTAGTCCTTCAAAGCCTTTTCCTAATTCGGAGGCTTTAACTGGCTCATAACCCAACGCCATACGTTTGTCGATACTGTCGTAAGTATTGGTTGTTGACAACCAACACAAGTGCATCCCCGGAATAATCCCCGCAGGAAGATCGGGCAACGCACTATTTGCCCACTTGTCTCTAAACGCATCCAGGCGTTCACGACGTGCAATGTCATCAGGAGCGGCTGTTGTAGCTCGCTCAATTACCTCTTGTGCTCTGTCGGCCATGCGGTCGTCCAAGTCACGGGATTCTCTTTTGATTCTTGTATTTGCCATTTTGATTAACCTTTATTGTTACGATCATACGACGCATAAGCGCGGATCATTTTGTTTCGTTTTTCTACATTATCCCAAGCACCAGCATCTTTAATTGCCTGCACACGATCACGACTTAATGTGATTGTGCCAGGTTTAGCACTGGCTTCTGCAACACGGCTAGAGGCTGTTGGGCCTGCTGCGCGTCTGTTGTTGCTATTGCCTTTTGCTGTGTAGCGGTGGGGCAAACGGGACTGCAAACGATTATCTAACTCTTCCCAGTATTCAGAATCACTAGGATCCCAACCATCTGAGGCAAGTTCTTGGTCAACTACTTTGGCAATTCTACTATCTGTGTCTCGAGCTTCTGGATCATACCAACCGTTACGTTTTAACCATTTAGTAGCGTTCTGTTGAACTTCTGTGCTAACTGGGTTAGGTACGTTTTGTTTTGGTGCTTTAGCTTGCTCAAGCTGTTGTTTTTTATGGTACTGAGCTTGTTTTAGTCGATCTTTAGCTTCGGTCAACTGCTCCAAGTATTCCATTTGTGCTTCTACGTCATTAGATTGGGCTGCTTGCAGCATCTTCATTTTGGCATATTCAACACGGGTGGCTTCATCTTCCACACTCTTGTCAATCTGCGCAAATTTAAAAGATGATGCTGTGTTTTCTACAGCAGCTAAACGTCTTGCTAAATCTTCGTTTCTTTTTTCTAATGCACTAATCTTGTGACGGGCTGACGCTTCACGTTGCTTAGACAGTTCTTTCTTTAGTCTACGCTCTTCTCTGCGGGCTTCGCGAATCTTTTCGCGTTCGTCTTCTGTTTCTTCTGATTCACTGTCGTTTGAGTCAGACTCTTCGTCTTGTTGCTCTTCGTCGTCTTCATCAGAAGCTTTTTGAACTTCTTTTTCATCGTCCTCGAAATGTTCTTCGTGTTCGATTTTGGCTAAAACTGAGCCATCTTCTTGTTCCTTAATGGGAACGTCTTTATCATTATCTGCCATACTTTTCTTTCAAAAGTTAATCTACAAACGCTTTCATTTTCTGCGCATATTCAAACGTCTTAATGCGAGAAATGATTTCACGAGCTTGCAATGTGATGAATACTACGGGAGAACCTTCATCATCTGGTTGCACAACAAAACGATCGCCGCCATACTTAATCGTACGTACTAGGTCACCTTCTTTACACCAAGGACCTTCTGGCCATGGGGTTAGTTCTGTGTCTAGGTTACGGTATGCCAGTGGTCCAACTTGCACCACTTTAGCTACTGTCTCGTTAAATCGTAACGTCTGTCTGGTTTCATCAACTAGGATGATTCCGCCTTTGCTGGTTGTTTTTTCGCGTCTTAGTTGTACTAAAACACGGTCTCCAGCTACATCAATACCGGTGTCGATTACAGGAAAACATTCTTCTTCTGATCTTGTATCCGGCTCGTCATTACCTTTAATATCAAACACTGTTCAGTGCTCCTTTAACCTCTACAGGTCTTCTTCGTCCTCCGTCAATATGCTATCAACTATGTCTAATGTTAGGTTTAATCCATCGATCATACCAATTAACCGTTGATAATCTTCAAACGTATGTACGTTTGTGCCAGCAGTGACGGCTTCTGCCAGCTTTTTCTTTTCAGATCGAACTCGATCTATTATTTCTGATATAAAATCCTTCATAATCTTACTAATGCAAGGTTATGAAGGTTTCCGCCCTTAAATCAATAAAAATTACCGCCGCCGATGTCTTTAAGGTTTTTACCTGGACCGACTTTGCTATCTTTAGCCATTTTGCACTGAGCTGCGCCTTTTTTCCAGTTGTCATTACGACTGGAACCAGATGGCCCGCTGTCTACTTTTTGATCTGGGCCGCCACCGGTTGATAATTGGCCGGTTTCTTTGTAATTTTGACGAAAGCCGATTGTACCGGCTTGTTTGGTATTTGCCATTTTATTGTCCTTGTTTAGGAGTTGGTTGTGGTTGTGTTGCCATTTGACCTAAGGCGTTTTGTTGTTGCTGTTGGCCTTGTTCCAATGTTTGTTGGTGTTGCTGATCCGCTTGTTGAATTGCTCCAGCTTGTTCTAAACCAGTTTGTTGCATTGCACCAGCTTGCTCCATACCAGTTTGCTGCGCTTGTTGCTGCGCTTGTTGGCTTTGTTGCATCATTTGTTGCTGGTGTTCTTGTTCTGCTTGAGCTGATTCTTGAGCGGCATCTAGTTGAGCTTTTGTATGATCGGCTTCACTTTGCATGGCTTGTTGTTGTACAGTAATGCCATGTTGGCGAATGTCAGCTTGCGCTTGTTGCGACGCTTCCATGGCAGTCATATTTTGCTCATGTGCCATAGCTTGTTGATCGGCAGTAAGCTGCATTTGCGCAGTAATTGCTGCAATGCGTTCTTTAGATGCGTTGTTAATGTCAGCAATAGCAATCTGAGTAGCTGTCTTATTGGCATCAATTTGTGATTGAGTTTCGTATCTGGATTTAAGATCCAATACCAAACGCTCCAACTCAGCAATCTTAAGATCGTAGTCTTGTTGTTGTTTTTGTGAATCAAGTTGCATACGAGCTTGTGATTCTTGCTGTTTGCGTTGTGTCTCAGCCATTTGTGTCTTTAGAATAACCTGAGCTGTTGGATCTTTTTCAGCAGCAGCTTGTGCTTGGGCTTGTTGACCTTGCTGTACTTTTTGCGCCAGTTGTTGAATCTGTTGTACAAATGGTTGCATAGTCATTTGTGAGTCTTGGTTTACCATTTGTGAAGCAAGAGCCAAGGCTTGTTGCGCTTCAAGGTCAAGAGGCTTTTCTTGATGCAATTCTAACACATCGCGACCACCAGAAGCCTGCGCTACATATCCACGCATGGATTGTAAATAATGCAATGTTAAGTGTTGCTTAATATGCTCTAAAGCATGAGGTGCAAAAACAGGGCCAATGACAGGGTTACCACCATAAGCGGGATTAGCGGCATATTCTAAGTGTATCTTAATGTGTGAGATGTGATCTTGGTCTGGATACGCTGCTGCTGGACGACCCATGGTCATCGCTACGTTTTCCAGGGCTGGATTTGATTCTTTGGCTCCTAACGGATTTGGTAAAATCTCATCAATGTTAGGAATCTTTAACTGCTGCATAACACGGCGATATACACCGCGAATGTCAAACATACCAGGGCTAGTTGCATTTGCTGCTGTAGCCATTTGTAATAGCGCTTGATTTTGTGCAACACGTTGTGTCTCAGAGAAAATGTTAGGATCTGATACTGGGCGTACGTCGTTGTTGTAAGCAAAGTCACGAACTTGGATTTCAGTACCAGACTGGTTATCCATTTCATCTAAATACCAATGATTTAGACGGGAAATAATTGCCAGTGATTTAGCCTGTGAGCGGTGCATGCGGGCATGAATACTGGAGAATACTTTAGCACCTTGCTCAATAAGAGCTTGGGCTGTGCCAACTGGCATATTGTTGTTTGCTTCGCCAATTTTTTCTTCGGCGGTAGATACTACGCCTTTAGCAGCAGTTGTTAACCAACCCATTAACTCCAGCAATACAGATGACGGAGGATTAAACGGCATTGGCATTGCAATCTTACGTACATCATCAACGCCAGGGGCGCCTTCAATCTCAATTACTTGCGTTGGCTCAATTCTGTCTGATTGCCCACCAATGCGTCCACCCTTGAGTTTAAGCATTGTCTGGCTGTTGTTGATATGAGCAGCGTCAAGAAGAGCACGAAGAGAACCGGTAAGAGCAGCACTAAGCCCACCAATGAGATGAGGTAATCCAATAGCGTAAGCTCCACGCCAAGGAATGAATTTAAACTCGACATACCAGTCGAGCTTCTCGAGCTTCTCATCGTTAGACTCCCAGTTACGATATAGACCAATAACGTCGCCAGTGGTCTCGTCAATCATCATAATGTATGGAGCACGACGACCATCTGTTACTGGGTCTTCCTCCAAACGTATAAAGCAGGTAATTTCGTAAATACGACGCAAACCATCTACGTTTTTAGATGGTTCTTGTTTACCTTCAATTTTATCGTTGGCTTCTTGGCTGCGGGTTTGATCCGTTAGCGGGGCGTCAGACGTGTACGTAGAGTTAATATCACGGTAAATACCTTGCTCAACACGCTGTAAGAAAATGTCTTCTGTAATGTCCTGTACTTCAGTTACACGGGGAGACGTGTAAAAATTTGTTGTAGAGTATGGGAGGATAATGTTATCAATCGGCACCCATTCACACAATGGGCGTTTTTGTTCTTGATCAAAACGCCATTTAAGAAACTGTGAACCACCTAATGGCAGTTGTGTAAGTAGCTGTTCCATTTCATCACGGTATTCAGCAACTTGTTCTGTTAACTGCCAATTCATAAATGTTACTTTACGATTTGCAGTGTCTTCTTTCATTCTATCAGCGTTGCCTTTGATGTTGGATTTGACCAATCCATCTGGTGGCAACAATTCTTTAGATGCGGAAGCAGCAAAATCTACGCATGCTTCAGCCATAACTGGGTGAACGACTTTGGAGGCTCCATCAAAGGTTGCGCCTCCGGGCGCGTCCTTACCCAAGCCAGTGCGACGAAGACCTTCTTCGTACTGTTTGTCTCTTTGCTTACGAGCTTCTTTGTCTACGTCAATGTAGTCAAGATATTCGCTAGCTAATGTGAGCAGGATGTCCTCATCAAATTCTTCTGCCAAGTTAGCATAGAATTCTGGGTTTTTACGTGGGCCTTCTTTAGGCTGCATGTTAACTACAACAGAACCATCTTCTAATTCAATGATTTCCTGTTCAACTTCTTCTGGATCCAGCCCTAATACTTCTTCGTAATGGTCCATCTCCACATCTTGAGCCTGCGCTTCTTCGATGTTTTGCTCTGTCTCAAGCCCAGGCAGATTTCCGCCCATTTGAATTGGAAGTTGTGGATTTGCCATGTTTTATTTAAAAAGATTGTTCCAGGCTTTTACTAAAGCTGGAGGAAGGGCGGGTTGACCGCCGGCGGCTAAGTGTGGGCGAAATGTCTTTTCAATAAGAATTTCCGCTTGCATATGTTTTAAAGGTGTAACTTTTTTGCCTTTAGCAAATTTTGGAACAATTCCGGTTTCTTCCATTAATTTTTGTTGGGGCGTCATTAATAGGCCTGCACCGGTAGAGTGGGCTCCTGATTCTTCCAATAATAATTGTTTTGGGGTTTTTAATAAGTCCATAATACTACTAATGCAAACAAATGGGCCTTTCCGCCCTATTGAGCATAAGGGTTTACAAACTTCTTGCCATACACATCATCTGAATAGTCATAATCACGGGCAGGCAGTGGATCTAAGTGAATCCAACCCGAATCACGCAAAACACGCAGCGCTTGAGACAGTGAGTCCACATAGTCATCATGCCCCCCGGCTTCTGGAAACGAACATACTTGGCGGATAAACCGTTTAGACCAATCTGCAAAGTCCGTTTTTTGTTTCATGTCTTCCGGTATCCAAACTTTTCCTTTAGCTACCAGGGGCGATACAATATTTAAACGTTGGACTTTATCGGCCCGCCCTGGGTTGTATCCACGAACAGGAACACCAGCGCCTTGGAGTTCTTGAATCAAAGATATACCAGCAGACTTGTCTTCCATAAGAATTAGGTCGGCTTTACGCCCTTTACCAAAGTCGTTATCAGCACCGTACACAACTTCTTTAAAGTCGTCAATTACTTTGCGGCGCAGCTCAGGATACGACAGGTGGGCGTCCCATGCGTCAAGAAGGATAATTGCCGTGCCGGCATCAACTTGCTCAAACACCCCCCAAATTGTGCATGCCGTTGGGTCGTTCATGGTTTTTTCGCTGGTAGCAGGGTCGTAGCTGGCAATTACGTATTCTAGGTCAGGAGTTGGTTTGTTAGCTGGCCACATGCGAAATTGTTTGCGTTTGATAATGCCAGACGATTCCGGATCCAAAATTTCACCATAGATCTCCTGCCTGCCAATGTCTGTGCCATCGTATGTCTCTAGCTGTTTGAAGAACGTTTCAGATAGGTTGGCCCGATTGTCGTATGAACTGGCGTTTGAGACGTATACGTCGCCGCCTACCTTTCCTTCGTTAAGGTCGACGATGAGTTCTTTGGGTTTTGGCGTTGTTGTGATGATTTGCTGGACTCTTGGTATTCTAGGGTCTTTAAGACGCAATGTGAACTGAACACCATCGTACGCATCATCGATGTAGTCGAAAGCGCACAGCTCGTCAAACCAAGCCCCATGATACTGTTTACCGCGATACCGTTCTGGCTCTGAGGCGGGGATGCCTTGGATAAGGGAACCGTTAGTGAGTGTAATTTCAAAGAGGGATTTGTTGTAGTCTCGGATAAGACTACTTGGGATAATATTAAGGAGTCCGGAATCTCCTTCGAAACAAGTCGCTCGTATGTCGTTAGAGGTTGGGGCGGTGACAAGCCAGCGTGTGTTGTCGAAAAGCCAAGCACGAATACCAATCCAATGGCTGGCAGTGTGCGTTTTACCGGATCCGCGACCGGCAAGCATAAGAAACGTATCATATTCTCCATCGTCTGGTTCTCTTTGATGTGGAAGGGCTTGTAAAGACCATTTAACTTGCCATATTGCTGCTTCTAGCTGTTGTTTAGGCCAGTGTTTATGGGATTCTGCAAATTTTTTAAGCGTTAGCTCTTGTTTAGGTGTTAGCATGTGGCAATAAACCCTTCACCAACCAGAATGGTGTTGTCTGGTGCAGTTGTTTCAATATGTACACACATTTGGGCTGGAATTGAACTTACATCCGTAACATATCTACGTGCTTGATGGACACGGATAGGTGGAGAGTTCTGTTCTTCTGTCAATTTGGTCCGAGATTTAAAAGAAATGGTGTAATAGTGGTATGTATCGTCATATACGACAGTTGACCGGTGTCCAAGAGACTCAACTAGGCCTTGTATCTGTAGTATTGTACCATAATGGTAGCAAGTTATGCGAAACTTATCGTCTTTTTTGTTGTATTGGCGGGATTTGGCATACAAAATGCCAGAAAGCAGCTCAGTACGCTGCTCTGCAGAGGCAAGAAGGTAGTTTTCTGGTATAGTGGTAGGTGGGTTTGGTATTAACTGAGAACGAACGGACGGGATTGTATCAAACTCACGTTCTCCAGTGTTAATCAACCTGCCAAGTTGCACTTTGTACCCATAGTCACGGAACTTCTCATGGACAAACTCTGAGGTATTGGGTGGCGCTGCCAGTTTACCATGGGCTCGTTGGTTAAAAAACCAGAAGCCAAAGATAAACGGAGGCACAGGAAGGTCTTGGTGGGGTAGGGCTAGGGGTTTGGCAGTGGGCACAGAGAATATGTGCCTGCCTCTGTCGTCTTTTAGCTCAAGCATGTCAAGCATAGAGGCAGTAAACCGTTTTAACGGACGGCGGAATGGCTGGACGTGTTTGTATTCGTACGTTCTTTTACGGTACTTTGGGGTCTCAACCAGGAATCCCAGCTTGTTGTAGCCTGCCATACGTAGATGGTCGTTGAACGTTACCTCAAAGCATTCGCTTGCTCTGTACTCTTGGACCAACTTGACTTGGACTATTAGACCATTACGGTCGAACACATAATCCCCTACCTGCAGTTTAGATGCGGGTTTCCAGTAGTCAAGAGTTAGTACTTTCTCGTTTGCCAAAATTGCCATTAAAATTTTTAACGACCCAATAATCGAGCCATCTCCCTAACGGAGCGCGTATTTTATTTTGGACGGGGATAGGTAAGCGCTGGATATCTATCACATCCGTAACCTTGAGGCGGTATTGTAAAAACTTAGTGGTTTCCCTATCCAAAATTTCTGCTGGTACATCTACAATCTCAAAGTTTAAAGGATCACACACCAAAACTCGCAGGCCAATAAATTGCCCCTGGGCATTTTCCAATGCTCCTTTGATTTGGTAAGCGTAATGACTCATAGTCTTACTAATGCAAAAAATGGGGGTTTCACGCCCTTTATACCAAATTTGTCAGGGTTGTCAGGGTTGTCAGGGTTTGGTTTTGGCACTTTATTGAGAATAATTCTTATTTAGCCCCATATGAATCAACAACTTAGCTACCAATTGTCAGGGTAGTATGGGTTGTCAGGGTCTAAACTCACTTTACCCATAATATATTTTTTATATTTTTTAAAATATTAAAACAAAGTGATATAGGGGGGTACTACCCATACTACCCATACAAATGCCTTGTAACCTATTGATTTATATAAGCCGTAATGAGACTCATTCGCATTTAAACCCTGACAATTTGAAAATCAAACCCTGACAACCCTGACAATTTTTTTTTAAAAAGTGTTGTATTTTTACAAAAAAAATTTTAGGCTGCGGAATTTATAAAAACTTGAGTTCTGTGGGGCCCCCGGGCCGTGGGGGGTGGGGGTCTGCAAAAAGGGGTATCGCCTTATCAAGAAAGCCCCCTATCTCGCATTGTGGTATGACATCTCATAATGTGAAACGCATTGTTGCGGTGCAACATAGGCACAATGGTGCGGTGCAACATAACCACAATGGCGTCATGGTCTTTGTGCGGTGCAACATATCCGATACGCCATTGTGCGGTGCAACATAATAGACACCCTGTTTAAACCATGTGGGCAATATGGTGCGGTGCAACATAACCATGTTGGCGGTGTGGTTATATGGTGCGGTGCAACAAGCCTATGCGGGTGCGAGGGTGGCTAGGTTTAACCCCTCTCATAGTAGGGATATACCGATTACCCGCCTCCCCACTATTTCACATTGTGAAAATCGAATAGGAACGATTTAAAGCCCCTTTTTAGCCACGCAAGCCATGAGTTGAGGGGGTAGCCTACCATGCCCCACGATCTCTAGGAATCCCATAGCTATGCGGGTTAGCGGGTCGTTTTCACCAGCAAGCCCAATAGATATATGAGTTTAGCCCTTACAATCCAATAGATATAAGGCATAGCGGGAGTTAGGGTAAACCCTTAAGGGTATATCCTAAGTGTTTAAACCGCACAAGCCCCTATTTTGTGTCAGTATTGAGGTGTGGATTTTCCACATGATTACTAACCAATAAGGAATAGAACACTATGCAACCAATCACCACTAATCGTGAAACATGGCTAAACGCTATCACTAGCCAATTCATTCGCCCTCATTTTGAAAAGGCGGGCTACACAATCCCTGACAATATTAGAATGTCCTGTGCCTTTAGCACCAAAGGGGCACACACAAAAAGCCATCAAAAATCATTCGTGATGGGTCAATGTATAAGCCCTAGATCATCAGGGGACAATCACCACGAAATTATCATTGTGCCTAGTCTGTCAGAATCTATTGATGTTGTTGGCACTTTGATTCATGAGTTGTGCCATGCCACAGTCAATGGCGATCATGCCTCACATGGTCATGACCATGTATTTAAACAATGTGCCAATGCCGTTGGGTTAGTTGGGAAAATGACTAGCACAAGCGAAAGCGAGGAATTGAAAGCCCTGATTCTAGAATGGGTCAATGAGTTGGGACAATATCCCCATGCCTCGCTTGATGTCAAATTACGCAAGCAAACCACTAGAATGTATAAAACAGTCTGTCGGAATGGCGGGTGTGGTTATACCATGCGTATCTCTAGCAAGTGGCTAAAGGTAGCCGTTCCCGCTTGCCCCGCCTGTAATTCCACAATGGAAAGCCCCTTTGGTCAGACTGATTGGTGGGCTAACGGCGATGACGGCGAGGAATAACCAACCAACAGGCGGGGCAAACCCCCGCCTTGTTTAAACTTATCGGGGCTTGATGCCCCGATTTTTTTTGCCTACCCCCACATTGTTTAAACCATGCCCCCGCCCCAAAATTTTAAACCCCTACCCTAGCCCATATGCGAGAATCAATTTAGGCGGGTTTTAAGCCCCTTTATAGCCGTTTTTGTGGCGGGTGTGTGGGGTAGGGTCAGACCCCTTGCGATCTCGATTTTCGAGGGTAAACCCTTAGTATAAAGTGCCGTTGTTTTATTACTATTCGATATATAGAAAACCTTTACAAACCCCCAAAATGCGAGGATAGTTTTAAGTGTGGATTGACCACATGATTACTAACCAATAAGGAATAGAACAATGACAATGCTAACCAACCCAACACAAATAGCCACATTCCGCTACATGACCATTTTGCGGGGCTTAGGGCTTGAAATTAAGGGCATGAGAATGTCTAGGGGCATGACCATGTATGCCATCATCAAAAAAGAATTGGGCTTAAAAGGCACAAGGGAAAGCGTTTATAACCAATTAGCCGATATGCTCGGCAAACCTAGATTGGGGGGTGTTTAAACCATGCGAACACTAACCCAATATTTAGCCGAATACATGACCCCCGAAAATGTCAGAGAATACGCACAAACACAGGACAAACTCTTGTTTGTAGAGTATTTGACCGACCTACCAACCGATTCCAAAATGTTAGAACGCATCGACCTAGCGTTTTGGAAGTATGCCATTGACCACTTTATGATGGAGAGTGTTTAAACTATGCAGACCTATTCAATCTATATCGAATACACCGATAGCACCTATGAAGTGATTAAGAGAAAATGCGTTGATGATTGGCAAGCCATGAACAAGGCAGACCAACACGCAGAATCGAAAGACAAAGAGATTTATTTTATTGATGCAAACCCAATCTAAAGGAATCGACACCATGACAAACCTATCCGTCAAACCCGTAGCAAGCAACATGACCCTACTAGAAACCCCTAAGCATATTGTCTTATTCAGTTATGCAACCCCTGTCGCAAGTTTTGACAAAGGCACTTATTCATTTAACCGCACCGCTAAAAAGTGGTCTATGACAACCACCCGCCACATCAATAAGTGGCTAGATGGTGCAAAGGCAATCGAACAACCACAAACATATTTTGACGATCTACTAGGGGGAGTTTAAACATCATGAGAAAATATTTTATTGAGGGAAGTCCCGCAACCTTTGAAGATGCAGAGGAATATTTTATGACTTATAGCGGATTCAGCAAAGACGATGCGAGAGAGATATTCCGCAACGAAGATGCAGAATTTATAAATGAGAATTGTTCTGAAATCGAAATAGAGGGAGTTTAAACATGGCATACACATACATTGACGAGGCAGAGGCACACCAACAATATGACGATATGCTAGACGAGGTTTACCCCGATCAGGTAATGGGTATCCCCGCCTCGCTTATCCTCTACAAGTGCGACCCAATCGCTTACAGTTGCGGGTTTGATGATTGGCTAGACAGTTGCGAATTGACCATTGACGAATCAGAGGCAGAACAGGAGGGTGTTTAAACCATGTCCGACCACTTAATAGGTTTTATTTTAGCCATTGTGTTTACCGCAATTATCTTATGGGGAACGACATTATGAGAATAGGCGA